AGTAAATACTCAACAAATCGATCCCAGGGTTAAAGTAATGTGCCATTACACACCGCAGGATTTACATTTAGATCAATATACATGAGGCATCAATGAGCGAAATTTTAGTAACAAAAAGAGAAGGTCACAAAGAACCACTAAACATAGAAAAAATGCACAAGGTTGTTATGTGGGCAACTGAAGGCATTACAGGTGTAAGCGCAAGCGAAGTAGAAATTAAATCTAGTTTACAATTTTACGACGGAATAAAAACAGAAGACATACAAGAGACACTTATCAAAAGTGCGGCAGACTTAATCTCAGAAGAGACACCTAACTATCAGTATGTTGCTGGTAGATTAATTAACTATCATATTAGAAAACAAGTCTATAATGAATACGAACCATGGCACCTGCATAAAACTGTAGAGGCAAATGTTGATAGAGGATATTATGATAGTGAATTATTAACAGCCTATTCTTCTGAAGAATGGGAAAAGTTAAACAGTTACATTAAACACGAACGTGATGAGAATTTTACCTATGTTGCTATGGAGCAATTTAGAGGCAAGTACCTAGTACAAAATCGTGTTACTAAGCAGTTGTACGAGACTCCACAAGTATGTTACATGCTTATTGCGGCAACATTATTTCAGAATTACGACAAGGCTACTAGACTACAGTGGGTACATGAATACTATGATGCTATTAGCAATCATTTAATTAGTTTACCTACTCCTGTTATGGCAGGTGTACGTACACCACAAAAACAGTTTAGTAGTTGTGTGCTAGTAGAAACTGATGACAGTTTAGACAGCATTAATGCAACAGCCGGTGCTATTGTAAAATATGTATCACAAAAAGCAGGCATCGGTATTGGCGCAGGACGTATCCGTGCTATTAACTCACCAGTGCGTAATGGTGATGCTTACCACACAGGTGTTATTCCTTTCTACAAATTATTTCAAAGTGCTGTAAAGTCATGTAGCCAAGGTGGTGTGCGTGGCGGAGCGGCAACATTATACTATCCTATTTGGCACTTGGAAGTAGAAGATTTATTAGTGTTAAAGAACAATAAAGGCACAGAGGATAACAGAGTACGTCACATGGATTATGGCGTCCAATTTAACAAATTAATGTACGAAAGACTTATCTCAGGGGGAGATATTACCCTGTTTTCGCCCCATGATGTACCGGAAATGTACGAAGCATTCTATGCTAACGCAGACAAGTTTAAAGAGCTATATGAACAAGCAGAGCGCAAAACAAGTATACGCAAAAAGAAGATCAAAGCAATTGACTTGTTTACTTCCTTTATGCAAGAGCGTAAAGACACAGGGCGTGTCTACTTAATGAATGTGGATCATGCAAACACGCATTCACCGTTCAAGCAAGATGTAGCACCAATTAAACAGAGTAACTTGTGTTGTGAGATCGACTTGCCTACAAAACCACTTAAAAGTTTTGAGGACCCAGACGGCAGGATTGCATTATGTACACTAAGTGCTATTAACTGGGGTGCTATTAAGTCGCCAGAAGATTTTGAGAAGCCTTGCAGACTAGCAGTACGTGGACTAGATGCATTATTAAGTTATCAGGGATATCCAGTAAAAGCGGCAGAAGAAGCAACTCGTGAGTACAGACCACTAGGTGTTGGAATTATTAACTTGGCATATTGGTTAGCAAAGAACGATACAAGTTACAGTGATCCTAAAGCACTGGAGTTAGTAGATCAATACGCAGAAGCCTGGAGTTACTACTTAATACGTTCGAGTATGGAACTTGCTAAGGAACAAGGACGGTGCGACGGATTTGAAGACTTAAAGTATGCAGATGGCATCCTTCCTATTGACACATACAAGCGTGACGTCGATGAGTTAGTAGAACCCAAGCAACGACAGTTTGACTGGAACTATCTACGTGAAGAAATTAAAGAGCACGGTATTAGGAATGCTACACTGATGGCGCTAATGCCCGCAGAAACAAGTGCGCAGATAAGTAATGCTACGAATGGCATTGAGCCTCCACGTAGTTATGTTAGTGTAAAACAAAGTAAAGATGGTGTGCTTAAGCAGGTAGTACCTGAGTATCGCAGACTAAAAAATAAATATGAACTGCTATGGGATCAAAAGGATCCAAGTGGTTACTTAAAGATCATGGCAGTTCTGCAAAAGTATATCGACCAGGGTATTAGCGTTAATACCAGTTATAATCCACAGTGGTACGAAGATGAAAAGATACCAATGAGTGACATGTTAAAGCACCTTATGATGTTTTATAAGTATGGTGGCAAACAGTTGTACTATTTCAACACCTATGACGGTCAAGGTGAAATAGATGTGAATAAATTAGAGGAACTACAGCCAGGTGAACTTGATGACGAAGCCTGCGAAAGTTGTGTAATATAGGATAACTAAAATGAGCGTTTTTAACATACAGAAGAACAATAATCACCTTAAGGCATTGGCTTTTTTGGATCCAAAAGGTGGCAGTGGTATACAGCGATACGATACCGTAAAGTACAGACAGTTTGAAAAACTTACAGATAAACAGTTAGGCTTCTTTTGGAGACCAGAAGAAGTTGATGTTATGCGTGATTCCAAAGACTTTAAAGATCTAACTGCGCATGAGCAACACATCTTTACCAGTAACCTTAAAAGACAAATCCTATTGGACAGTGTACAAGGACGCTCACCTAATCTAGCATTTTTGCCTCTATGTACTATCCCTGAGTTAGAAACCTGGATAGAGACTTGGGCATTTAACGAAACTATTCACAGTCGTAGTTACACACATATTATTCGTAATGTGTATAGCGATCCTGCAAAAGTGTTTGATGAATTAATAGACATCAAAGAGATTGTAAACTGTGCAGAATCCATAACGGGATATTATGACGAGCTTATTAACTACAGTCAATTTTATAGCCTATTAGGCGAAGGCAACCACACAGTAAATGGAAAGTCATATAAAATTGACAAGTATGAACTTAAGAAGAAACTGTGGCTTGCTCTTAACAGTGTAAATGCACTGGAAGGAATTCGCTTTTACGTGTCGTTTGCATGTAGTTGGGCATTTGCTGAACTTAAAAAGATGGAAGGCAATGCTAAAATTATTAAGTTTATTGCCCGTGACGAAAACGTGCATTTGGCAAGTACACAGGCATTATTAAAGTTGCTACCTAACGATGACAAAGACTTTGCTAAGATTAAGAAAGAGTGTCAAGAAGATGTGAAAAACATTTTTATTAATGCTGTAGAACAAGAAACTGCTTGGGCAGAATACTTGTTTAAAGACGGATCAATGATTGGTCTTAACAAGCAACTGCTTACAGACTATGTTGAATGGTTAGCCAACAAGCGTATGACTGCTATTGGCGTAGAATCACCATACAAAGTAGGACAAAGTAATCCTCTACCTTGGACACAAAAGTGGATTGCAGGAGCAGAAGTACAAGTAGCACCGCAGGAAGTAGAACTTAGTAGTTATGTAATTGGTGGCACAAAACAAGACGTTGACGGAGATACCTTCAAGGGTATGACTTTGTGAAGGTAGTCAGAGCGTTATTTGTTGCTCACTATAGAATACCACATACTTGCTTAAGTTTACAGTTTGACCACTATATCCAGGGTATAGACGAAACATACATATTCACAAATTGTGAAAATACAGAAGACAATCCATTCTTAGATAGAGTTTTATCTAAGTATCTCGACACAAGCCAATATAAGTACGTGTTTGATGGAGAGATGGATAGTCTATATCCTTCAGTGCGTAACTGGTGGATTCCTGGTGACTACCGTAATAGTTGGTTGTACCAACAAGCTCTAAAATTAGCAAGTTTAGATTATATAGACGCAGACGTAATACTAATACAAGACCCAGATACATTTTGTATTAATCCTTACAACTTGTGGGAAGGTGACTTACTCAAGTACTTTATACTGCCCAACGAGACACATAGTCCTGCTTACTATCAAACACTGGTTAATGCACTAGGTATAGAAAGACAAGTACCACATAGTTTTGTTACAGAGTTTATGCCAGTCTACAAAGAGGATTGGCTAAGTCTTAAACATGCGCTAATAAAAAGAAATGGGTGTGACCCGTTCGATGCAATAATTAATAATGTTCCTGAAGATCCCAACAGTTTGCCTACACCAAATATTAAATGGTTTAGTGAGTACGAGTTATTAGGCAACTGGATTATGACGCAACGTGATGTTGCTCTTCAGGAACAAAAGCGTTATACTTATAAGCACATTAATAATATTGCAGATTGTTCGGCAGACGAGTATAACTGTATATGTGATGCCTGTCCTGACTTAGCGGACAGTATTGTATTCGATAATAACGAAGAAGTTATTACAAACTTTAACGAAGTATTTGAAAAGGTAAAAAAATTCTTATGATTACATTATACACAAAAGACCATTGTCCTTTTTGTACACAAGCAAAAACTTTATTGAACAATAACAGTATACCGTTTGAGGAAGTTAACATTGGTTTAGACCCCGGTGCTCGTGACTTTGTTGTAAATGAAGGACACAGAACAGTACCACAACTGTATGTAAAAGGACAACTACTTGTAGAAGGTGGATATCAAGGACTTGCAAACGCACCATTAGAAATTATTAAACAAAGAATCGAGGAACTAAATGCTACTGAATAAATCAATCTATGACAAAGGTGATATAGTTACCTTTATGTTAGTAACAGGACAAGAGTGTATTGCCAGAATAGTAGAATGTAAGGAAGAAGGCTTTGAAATAGAAAAACCACTTACGTTGGTACCAAGTGGGCAAGGCATGGCAATGATGCAATTGGGCATGACAGCGCAAATAAATACAGTAGTGCTAAAAAATCAGCATATTGTATTCCATGGTCCTACAGCCAAAGAAGCCGCTGATGGATATTTACAAGGCACTTCGGGAATACAGATAGCCAAAGGATCATAAAAATGCCAGCAACAAGTAGACAGTCAGATGTTAACTCACATGGCGGTACCATCGTTGGAGCAGTAGTTGGATCAGTAATTGTGGAGGGGCAACCCTGTGCTGTTATTGGGTCTACATTAACACCAGACAGTCTATGCCCGCCCGTCGGAGGCGCACATTGTGGCCCTGTTGTTGTCGCAGGCAGTGGGTCAGTAAATGCTGGTGGCATACCAGTAACTAGAATAGGCGATGCAAATAATTGCGGAGCAACCAATGTAACAGGTGCTGGTTCAGTAATTACAGGCGGATAGATGGCACAACCAAGCACATTAATAGCAGTGGAAGGATTACTAGCCAATGATGGTTTGGATAATGCCTTTGTTAACACATTGTTTTCAGCAATGTACAGTACTACAATAATATCCAAAGCTCAGACTGCAATTACCGATGCTGATGCTGTTGGTGTAGATATCAGTGACCTAGGCAACAACATTATGCCGGGACTAGTGGGTAATGTACCAAGCACATATGCAACAGTAACTCCCACAAGCATACTACGCACAGCATACTACAATCATGCTACGACTTTGTTTGCATCAGGGGACATCTCAGGTTTCGGCCAGTTCTTTGCTCAAGCATTCGGTTATGCCAGTCAGTGTTATGCAGTAACTAAAGACGTTACAAAGAAAAACACAACTAACTTGTCTGACTATGGGGCAAAGGTTACAAACCACAGTGATATTAGTTCAGGTGGATTAACTGGATTTTTAACTGTAAATTCACAGGAAAATTTAACAAAACTAGGCAATGACTTTATTGCTATGGGTACTGTGTTTGATTATGACGAACTAGAATTGTATGGTACCGCAAGAGGACTTGCGAAACAGTTAATTGAAGCGGAACTAGCATTAGCGAATCCAATTAAAGCCTGGATATCTAATCTTAACTTAGTTGATGACATAGACTATTACGATGAGCGATACGAAGACATATTCTACGAACTACTATCACAAATAACAATTGATTCATCGTTTTATCAGACTTTCCAGTATACTGTTAACGAAAAACTAGAAAACTTATCTGATGTGTTATTGCCTAAAAAGGCTCTAAGCAATACATCGAACCTAATTACTTTTAACAGTTTTACTGAGGTAGCTCAAGCACTAAACACGTTCACCTATCTTAGACTGAAAGACAATATTGCATTTGGTAATACAATTAAGCAATTAAGCACACCAGGAACACTATCTAACTTAGATACTGTTACAACGCCAGTACAATCTGCATCACTGGATACACTGGTAGCACAACTAGGAACAGGTACAGGCTTATACGGTCAACCAGATGTTAGGAACATACTAGGGCCTGTGTCAGGTTATCTACTTGAGTCAAGACTAACAGGTATAGTAACTGCACTTGCTGTGATAAGTGCCAGCTCTGATGGTCTTAATCTAATAGATGGCTACGAACGTATTACAAATGTGGCAACTGACGTGTATGGAACACCAGATGGATCTACCTTGTCAATTACAGTACCTAGCGGTATTGGTGCAGGGTCGTATGCAAGTTACCAGACAGCAATAGACGCCATAGAGACTGAACTTGACACCTACTACAACAATTTACGATCTTTCCTTGCTATCGGCAGTCTGGAACTAAGACAAGCATGCGAGACTGTGCATACAGACTACGATGCTATAGCAAAACAAGTATCTGAATCAAAGTCACTTATCTCAAAGGCTGGTATTGACACAGCAAATTTCTCCAGCAACAAAAATACAATTTTAGGTTTTGCAAATAACCTAGAATCATTTGGAGTGGACGCTAAGGACTTAGGAACCAGAGACATACTATTAGGTATGGTAGAAGAAAACCTAACAGGCGATGCTATAAAGTCAAGTCTAATTGCGGGACAAAATCAAACATTACTAAATTCTGCAGGTATCATACCACAAGCATTACAAGGTTGACAGCAGATCCGAGTAGCATTATAATACTGTATTAAACTATTAAAGGGAGCAAAAATGCGAATTTACGCTATGCTTTTGGTAGGTATTGCAGTTTTATGCAGTATATTAGTAATACAACTACAGAACATGGTAACTCCTGTTCAAGCCAACAACGAAATTTATAGGTACTTCGGTAAAAAGCAACTGACATGCTTGCATAACAACATTTATCACGAAGCTCGCAATCAACCTATAGTAGGGCAACTGGCTG